TTCCGCGTTATGAATATGAGTACGTGTCTAGTTATCCATTTCATATTGAGACGACTAAAGATAAGAGTGCAGCTTATATATTCGATGATGACGATGATGTGAACTTCTTGCTTGATGTTTACTCAGCGGAGTTTATATATGATTAGACACTACACGCTGCATACACGAAAAAGTGTCGATCGCGAGCGTTTAACTGTCGTCACAATCTATGAGTCTAGCGTATCAAGAAAACAGATTAAGAGAGAAAATGTCTACACTAAAAAAGTCAATAAGGTGGTCGTTGAATGAATAAGAATCAATTACAAAAGCTTATCTATGATTACAACTGGCAATCAAAAGAATGTTCTCGTATAGAGAGAATCTTAAATAAGATTGATGGGCCGACTGGTGTTAAAACAACACAATACGGCATTGAAGCAACGCTACCTAAAAGCAACACGAGTGTTAAAAGCAAAGCTGAGATAGATAACTTAGGCAAGCGTGAAAAACGTCAGTATGAGCGTTATATCAAATTTAAGAGCAATGTCGAGTTTGTTGAAAGTCTTGCAGATTATGTTGATGACGAAAGACAACTGACGGTGCTAGATTGTATGATGGACGGGATGTCGTTTAGGAGTATAGCGTCGCATTTAGGTACAAGTCATTACAAAGTAGGCGAAATTAAAGATGATCTACTTAATCATATTTGTCAAAAATGCCAAATCAGCCAAATATGACAAATATGCCATATATGTCACTTTTGACAAAGTGAAATTCGCAAGATTATACTGGGGATAGGAACGGCCAGGCAGTCACACGATAACCCTTCTACCCGAAACGTATTGCTAACAATAGTACGTTAATGTAATATTGTGGTAGGAGGTGTTTGCATGAGAAAATTATTATTTGTTTTATTAACTGCCGTTTTGTTAGTAGGTTGTTCTGATAGCGGAGAAGTTGAATCGACAAGTAACGGTTCCGCAACTGAAACTGATAAAAAAGAAGAAATGACAGACACGGCTGTTAAAATGTATCTTAGCCAAATAACAGGAAAGTATTCTTTGGCGTTTACGACAAGCGCTAATAACGAACAAAAGAATAATCAATTGAACGAAGCAATAACAGACATTAATTTAGCAGTAATTGATATTCAAGATAATTATGAATCAAGCGCTAATGCTGTAAGTGAGTTAATTGATCTATCAGAGCATTTACTTGATACAATTAATTATGAATTATTAGGAGAGACAGAATCAGCATACGATAGCGCTTATGAATCTGGCATAATCATTAGGGAATTGTCTGATGAATATCTTGAGGGAGAATTGCCAGTTGGAATAAGAAACATGATTGAATAATAGAAGTTTTTAAAGCATCCTAAATTGGGTGCTTTTTTCATGCTTAAATATGGAGGTGCGGAGTTGATGTAAATGGCTAATTGGGATGCAGTTAGACAAGAATGGGAAAACAGTAAAATTACTTTAAAGGCATTAGCTGAAAAGCATGATGTTAAGCTCGGTACATTAAAAAGTCGTAAAAGTCGTGAATCTTGGTCAAGGGATGCAACTAATGAAAAGGATGCAACCAAAAGTAAGATGGTTGCAACCTCTGATAAAGATGCAAAAAATAAAGCTACATCTAAAGCAAGGAAAACAAGGAGTGGCAACCCGAATCCTAAGAATCAATTCACAAAACGGAACACTGCAGCAGTTAAGCATGGTTTCTTTAGTAAGTACATTCCTCAAGACACACTCGACATTATGGGCATGATGAATAAAGACGATCCTGCCGATTTACTTTGGGATCAGATACAAATACAATACGCTGCTATTGTCAGGTCTCAGAAGATTATGTTTGTTGAAAGCAAAGGTGAAATGATAAAAGAGTTAAAGAAAATAAAAGAGGTTTCATCTGATTTCAACGATACTAAAGAAAAAGAATGGGAGTTTCAATTTGCGTGGGAAAGGCAAGCTAGTTTCTTAAATGCTCAGAGTAGAGCTATATCAGAATTAAGAACATCCATAAGGCAATTCGTTGATATGACTCACGAAGATGACGAGCGAAAACTCAAACTTGAGTACATGCAAACAAACATAGATAAAGCTAAGGCAGAAGCTGAGCGCATTAAGCAAGAACAAGGACAAGTTGTTGAGGATATCGTCATTGTTGATGCTTGGAGTGATGACGATGATTAAAAACAAAGTTGTCTTTAATGTACAAAAGAATGTCAATCCTCATTTTAAAAGTGTGTGGCTCTCAAAAAAACCTTACAACATACTAAAAGGCGGTCGTAACTCGTTTAAATCATCAGTTATTGCTTTAAAGCTAGTGTTTATGATGATTTTGTATATTGTAAATGGCGATAAAGCTAATGTTGTTGTAATACGTAAAGTGGCTAGTACTATTAGAGACTCGGTCTTTAATAAAATACAGTGGGCCATTAATATGTTTGGACTGTCAGCGCAGTTTAAAGCAACAGTTGCACCATTTAAGATAACGCATAAACGGACTGGCTCAACATTTTATTTTTACGGCCTAGATCAGTTTGAGAAACTTAAATCAAACGACATAAATCACATTATTGCGGTATGGTACGAAGAAGCCGCGGAATTTAACGACAAGGAAGAGTTTGATCAAACGAACGTAACGTTTATGAGACAGAAACACGAAAAAGCACCGTTCGTGCAATTCTTTTGGTCTTATAACCCGCCTAGAAATCCTTATAGTTGGATAAATGAGTGGGCGGATGGTTTTGTTGGTGAAGATAGCTACTTAGTGCATGAATCAAGTTATAAAGATGATACGTTAGGTTTTATCACCGAACAGATGCTAGATGATATTAACCGAGTCAAGCGCAATGATTATGACTATTATCGATATCTATATCTGGGTGAATCGGTTGGACTTGGTACAAACGTCTACAATATGAATTTATTCAAGCCGTTAGACGAGATACCGACAGACGATCGTATTATTGGTCTTTATTATTCAACAGATGGCGGTCACTCAGTATCAGCTACAACACACGGCTTCTTTGGTTTAACAGCTAAAGGTAAAGTCATCTTATTAAATACTTATTACTATAGTCCAGAGGGTAGAGTCGAAAAGAAAGCTCCTAGCGACTTATCTAAAGACCTTAATACATTTATCACTCGAACAGCTAAACAACCGCATTGGCAAGGAGCACGCATCATCAATAGAACGATTGACAGCGCAGAAGCCGCGCTTAGAAATCAGTATTATAAAGATTATCGCCAGCATTTAAAACCTGTTAGCAAGAAGAAAAAAGTTGATATGATTGATTACGTCCATGACTTATTAGCGCAGGGGCGTTTTTATTATCTTAAAAATCCATATCCAATCGACATGAAACACTCTGATAGTAACGATATCTTTATCGAAGAACATAAAAAATATCAATGGGATGAGAAAACACTCAATTCTGATAATCCTCGTGTGGTTAAGGAATCAGATCATACCACGGATATGTTTCAGTATCTGTGCGTAGATAACACAAGGGATTTCAGACTGAAAATATGATATAATGTAGTTACGGACTAGCCCGACGGGGCGAAAGGGAAGCACCCACTTCCTTGTCCGTAATATTTGAATGGGAACAATCTGGGAGGTTGTTAATATGAAAAAAGTTGCTCTGGATTTAACGGGAAAGAAGTGTGGAAGACTGACCGTTATTCAAAGAGAAGGGTCGAACAAACACAAGCAAGCTATTTGGAGGTGCTTGTGTGAATGTGGGAATGAAACAATAGTAGTTGCTTCCAAGTTGAAAAGTGGATATACCCAAAGTTGCGGGTGCTTACAAAGAGAAAGAACATCAAAAGCGAGTAAAATACACGGTTTAAGTTCGAAAACATCAGAATATCATATATGGGCGGCTATGATGCAACGTTGTGAAAATACTAATAATGTTGATTATGAATATTACGGTGCACGAGGAATAAAAGTTTGTGAAAGATGGAAAACATTTGCGAACTTCATTGTTGATATGGGTAAAAAACCAAGTGAAAAACACACTCTCGAAAGAAAAGATAACAACAAGGGTTATAATAAAGGAAATTGCGTTTGGGAAAACAGGACCACACAAGCTAGAAACCAAAGATTAAGAAAAGATAATACCACTGGGATAAGGGGCGTACAGTGGGATAAAGATAGAAAAAAATATAGAGTATCCATTTCTCATAATAGGAAAAAATATATATAGGATTGTTTGAAAATAAAAACGAAGCTATTGAAGAAAGAAAACAGGCTGAAATAAAGTATTGGGGAAAGTCATCCTTGTAGGGTGGCTTTTTCTTATGACGAAAAGGGGGTGATGCAGTGGGTGTTATAGATAAGATTAAACGACTTTTCAAGAAAGGGGGCTATGCATTGACAGGACAAACGCTAAAAACATTAAACGATCACCCTAAAATCAATATCGAACCGAAAGAATTACAGCGTATTCAGCGTAATTTAAAGCAGTATGAAAACAACTATCCTCAAATTGAATATGTGAACACGGCTGGTCACGTTAAGAAACGCGATTATATGACGCTGAACTTGCGTAAATTGAGTGCTGATGTGCTATCCGGCTTAGTTTTTAACGAACAATGCGAGATTAATATCGGGGAAGATAAAAACAACCCGTTTCAATCAGCGCATGAATTTATCAAGCATGTATTTGAGCATAATAAGTTTAAAAAGAATCTATCCGATTACTTAGAGCCAACATTTGCTTTAGGCGGGTTAGGCGTCAGACCATATGTTGATACAGAAACAGGCGAAATAGAGTTTTCATGGGCGCTTGCTGATGCATTCTTTCCTTTGCGCTCTAATAGCAATGGTATCAGCGAGGGTGTTATGCAGTTTGTAACAACAAAGATTGAAAAAGGAAAACCAATCTATTACACACTTCTAGAGTTTCACGAGTGGGGCAAAGATGAAGAAGGTAATAGCGCTTATATCATCACGAATGAGTTATATAAATCAGACAAAGAGCAAGAGATAGGTAAACGCGTACCTTTAAACGACTTGGACATATACGAAGAGCTGGAAGAAACGTCAATCATGTCTGATCTAACAAGGCCACAGTTTAATTATCTTAAGCCGTCTGGTTTTAATAATCTCAGTCCTCGTTCGCCGCTCGGGTTAGCGATAACGGATAACGCTGTATCAACACTAAAAAAGATTAACGACACATACGATCAATTTTGGTGGGAAATTAAAATGGGGCAAAGAACGGTGTTTGTTGATGACGCTGTTTTAAGTACAGTGCCAGACGAAAGTGGTAGGCCACCTAAACAAATATTTGACCCGGATGTTAACGTCTTTAAATCAATGCGTATGGGTGATGATAAGAAAGCTATACAAGATGCAACAAGCGATATTAGAACAGAACAATATATATCAGCTATAAATCAATCGTTAAGAACGCTAGAAATGGAATTAAAGCTATCTGTTGGAACATTTAGTTTCGATGGTCGTAGCATGAAAACAGCGACTGAGATTGTCAGCGAGAATGATTTAACGTATAGAACACGCAATGAACATGTGTATGAAGTCGAGCAATTCATCAAAGGCCTAATCATCTCCACGTTAGAATTAGCTACAGCTTACAAACTGTATGATGGTGACATTCCATCATTTGAGGATATCGGCATCGATTTTGACGATGGTGTTTTTCAAAATAAAGACGCACTGCTATCATTTTACGGTAAAGCCAAATCATTCGGTCTTATACCAACAGCAGAAATCATTAAACGTGTCTTCAAAGTACCGGAAGAAGTTGCTACTCAGTGGTTAAAAGAGATTGAAAGAGAGAACGGCGCTGTAGACCCTACACAAATAAGTGAGAGGGCATCAAATGCATTATTTGGTGTAGAGGAGTGATTTAATTGGTCAAACCTAAAATTACTCCGTATCAACTCGATTTATGGTCCAGTAATATGAGTGAATTATACAATTCACTTGAGGGTGACATCATTAGAATCATCATTGATCGTTTAGACGGCGGGAGCAAAGATATTGCGCAGTGGCAAGCGCAAAAGTTATCGGAGTTACGATTGTTTAATAGCGAAGTTACTAAGTTACTTGCTGATGTAATAGATGTGGCTGAACCGGAAATAAGAAAAATGTTTGAGCAAACAGGAGTTGCGCTTGTTGAAGATATTGATCGTGCGATGCCTTATGATAAGTTACCAGCACCAAACAACCTAGACAACGTCATGCGTGGCTATTTTAATCAATCGTGGAGCGAGATAAACAATTATGTGAATCAAACACTCATCACGACCAACTACGGCGTAGGAACAGCTCAAAAAGCGTATACAGACGTGTTGAACAGAACGGTCGCATCTTTCAACACTGGTTTATATACATTAGAGCAGTCGGTTGAGCGTTCTGTTATTAAATTAGCGCAAGAAGGTATTAAATCGACATTAATTGACCAAGGCGGGCATACGTGGAGCCTAGAAAGGTATGTCAGAACCGTTTTAAAGTCAACGTTAGGCAATACGTATGACGCAGTCAGAAAAGAGCGTATGGCTGAGTATGGTGTGCATACTGTCGTTGTGACTAGCCATGCCGGCGCAAGAAAAGCATGTTCGGTTATTCAAGGTAACGTCGTTGATTTAAGAAATCCATCAGAGGTACCCTCTTTTAGTGAGTATCTTTCTATTTACGATTCTTATTGGAATGCTGATTACGGACTTCCTGGCGGTCATCGTGGTGTAAATTGTGCACATAATCATATACCGTTCATTCCAGGTGTTAGCACTAACAATCAGCCGGAATTCGACCAAGAATTGAACGCAAGAGTTGCCAAAGCTCAAGACACGCAACGTAGGATTGAGCGTGAGATCGTTAAGTATAAAAAGAATTTGATGGTAACTGAAAAAATAGGAAGCAAAAGCGCTGATTATTGGCGCTCTATGGTATCTAAGCGACAAAAAGCAATGAGAAACCATTTAGCTGAAAACGGAGAGTATTTGAGAAGAAACTATAAGCGTGAAAAGGTGTATACGCCACTTGAAACGATATTAAAAGACTTTTCTTATAATAATTCTTAGGAGGTGATTACTATTCTTACTGTATACATCCGATACGGAAGAAAGGAGTAGTGATCTAATCTATCTCGTTAGTAGCAGACGTTAGCTACTATTTTTTATGTCTTTTATTCGGCAAGACGTTAAAGAAACGAAAGAAAATACCCATTAGGGAGGAAATAAAAATGATGAACACAGATGAATTTAAAGCTAATCAGCAGCTTAAAAACGCTGAAGGACTATTACGTTTGAACTTGCAACACTTTTCTGATGACGGCACACCTCCAACAGACCCGACTGCAGAGAGTCAAGACGGAGACGGTGACGAAAATACTGGAAAAGGAGCGCCAAAGACATTTACGCAAGAAGACGTAAACAACATTGCATCTAAAGAAGCTAAGAAAGCACAAGAAAAGCTGTTTAAAGAACTTGGTATTGATGACTTTGAAAATGCGAAAGATGGCTTTAAAAAGTTCCAACAATGGCAAGACGAACAAAAAACAGAGCTTGAAAAGCAACAAGATCAGCTAAAGACTCTATCCACAGACAAAGATACACTTAGTAGCGAAAATCAAACATTAAAAGCGCAGTTGAGCGCATTAAAACAAGGCGTGAACAGTGAATTTGTTGAAGATGTTGTTGCTTTAGCTGAAAGACAAGTAAGTGATGACGTCTCTATTGACGATGCGATTAAGCAGGTCGTCGAGAAGTATCCACATTTCTCTAATGCACAAGAAGAAACACAGAAGAAACCGACGATTGTAGCAGGTGGAAATCCTACAGGAAGTAAAACGGGGGATAACGATCCCTTTGCGGCTAAACTAGCCAAATACAAATAGAAAGAAGGAAAAATAATGAGCAATTTATTAAAGTTAGACATTCAGTTTTTCTCAACGGCAAACAACAATCAATCAGCACGTAACTATGAATTACAGTTCAAAGAGCTACTACAAGCAGTATTTCAAAAGCAAGCCTTTTTCCGCGATTTCTTTGGTGGGCAAATCGAAGCGCTTGATGGCGTGCAACACAACGAAACGGCTTTTCACGTCAAAACATCAGACATTCCTGTCGTGGTCGGAACGTACGACAAAGGCGCAAATACTGCTTTCGGAACAGGTACTGGGAATAGTACGCGTTTTGGTCCTCGTACGGAAATCGTTTATACAAATACACCAGTTCCGTATACGTGGGAATGGAGCTACCATGAAGGTATTGACCGTCACACAGTAAACAATGATTTTAACGCGGCGGTAGCTGACCGATTAGATTTACAAGCACAAGCTAAAATCGCTAAATTCAACGCATCACATTCAGCGTTTATTTCTTCTTCAGCCGGAGAAACAAAAGTTTTAGCTGATTACTCAAACGATGCAGTGTTAAAACTATTCAACGATTTAGCTAAATATTACATCAACATTCAAGCGGTCGGTGTGAAGGTAGCTAATGTTAACACTGACTTGTACAATGCTATTGTTGATCATCCACTTATGACAACAGCTAAGAACTCAAGCGCTAACATTGATACAAATAGCGTGATTCGCTTTAAAGACTTTATTATCAACGAGACACCGGATGCGATGTTCCAATCTGGTGAAGTCGCATACACGTATATTCAAGGTGTAGGTAAAGCGTTCACCGGTATCAACACAGCACGCACAATCGAATCAGAAGACTTTGATGGCGTTGCGCTTCAAGGTGCTGGTAAAGCTGGTGAGTTCATTCTTGATGACAACAAAAAAGCCGTTGCTAAGGTAACGCTAACACCGACACCGGCGGGATAATAGGAGGTATTAATAATGGCTAAATTCAAATGTCCAACAACGTTTAAAGGTATCAAAGAGGATAAAGTTTTCGAGAAAGATGTACCGTTCGAAATGACAATCAAGCGAGCTGATGAAATTAAGGCTAATGTCAAAAAGAAATACAACATTGAGCTTGAGTTTGAGCGTCTGGATGTAGATGAGCAAGCGGAAGAAGAGGAACAAGAAGAAATTGAAGAGGAAGGCGAATAAGCCCTCCTCTTTTTTAGGAGGGATAACATGTCTTATCTCACGTTTACCGAATTCAAAGAACTGTCAAAATCGGAGATAGACGAGCCGACTTTTGATCGTTTAATCACAAAAGCTAGTGCTATTTTAAGCAATATCACTAGCTACTTTTATGTAAAAAACGACATTGAACAAGACAACGAATGGCGAGTAAACCAATTTAAACAGGCGTTATGCGCTCAAATAGAGTTTTTTGACGAAGTGGGCGCTACATCATTCGAAGGTATCAACAACAGCCCACAAACATTTCAAGCAGGTCGAACGAGTGTATCTAATACCAGTCGATTTAACGCAAGTGGAGAGAATGAGAGTAAGTCTCTTGTTGCTGAGGATGTTTATATCTATCTTGAGGGAACCGGGCTTTTGTATGCCGAGGTGTCGCTATGGTAATGCCAAAGCCACCAGAAGAATTTTGTATTGATACATTTGAGTACAGTGATTATCAAGGTTTGAACAGTTGGTCTGAACCACAGTTTGCAGAGCCAATCCTTATCGAACATTGTCGCATTGATCGCGGAGCTGAATACTCGTCGTCAAGTTCCGGTAAAGTGTTGTTATATAACGCTGTTATCTTTTGCTATGAAGGCATTACAAGTCCGTTGCCAGTATTTAAACCACAATCTATGATTAAGTTTGATGACAAAGAGCATATCGTCACGAAAGTTATACCTATCTACGAAGCATATAAGAAGGCTGTCTATTCGTATGAAATAGAGGTGGTCTAATGGTCAAGATAGATATTGATTTAAGCGGCGCATATAAAAAGCTCAATAGTCAGAGTGTTAATCGAGGACGTTATGCGGTGGCCAACCAAGCGTTAGCAGATATGAATCAATTTGTCCCTAAGGACGAAGGCACATTAAGAACCGCGACATCTATTGATCTTGACGGTTCTAACATAAATTATAATATGCCTTATGCCGCGAGAATGTTTTATATGCCGATGTATAACTACACAACGCCAGGAACAGGCCCAAGATGGGATGTTAAAGCTAAGCGAATGTTTATGAGTGACTGGGTTAATGCATTTAAGAAAGGAGCCGGTTGGTAATGGATTTTATCGAAAGACTAACAGAACGAGTGAACGACATACCCGGATTGCCAGTTGATTGTAGAATGGGCTATCTAGGCGTTGATGAATCGTTTGTTGCTTATCCGTTGCCAGGCTCAATGACAGTCACTGAGTACATGGACGGCACCAAAGACCAACGTTTAAACTTTGAGTTTGCAATGAAATCAAAATCGCAGAGCAAGATACACTCAACTTTATGGCTTGTTCAAAATGTTCTAGATGATTTAAAAACGCTAGAAAGTCAAGATGATAGTTTTGAATTTGATCAATTAATAATCACAAATAAGCCTTTCATCAATAACGCTGATGATCAAGGCTTTTTCACATTTTTATTAGACGTACAAGCTAATATAACTATTTTAAGAGGAGATGAATAATTTATGGCTAGAAATAAAAACGCATTGCGTATCCATGAGATTCAACCGTATGTAGCAGGAGCTGAGCCGACAGCGGAGGGATGGTTAACACTCGCGCACCGCATATCAAATATTGGTGTAGAACCAAACGAAGAAACAGAAACAGAAGCATTCTATGACGGCGATGGAACACCGGAAGAAACAGTAACATCAGTTGCTAGAGCATACACGCCGGAAGGTCAATTCGATCCAGAAGACCCGGCACAAGCATTGATTGAGGGACTACAAAATGAGGTTGGAGACAAACGTAAGATTTGGCACCGTGTAACGCGTTCAGATGGCAATAAGCAGTGGACCGGTCGAGCAACTGTTCTAGGTATCATTGCAGGAGCCGGTGAAGCGAGTGCCTATGAAGAGTTCTCATGTACGATTCGTTATGATTCAAAACCAGAAGAAACAGATTTAACTGTTCCGGCAGTTTAAAAGAGGGGTTTATACCTCTCTTTTTTATTTTATTTAGAGGAGTGAGACAATGACGGAAATCAAAATTGACATACAGCGGACGGGATTCCCTGTCAAAATCGGCACAATCGAATTATGGTTCGATAGCTCATTAGAAAACTTACGTAATTTCATCAACGTTGAAAAAATAGCAGAAAAAAAACTAGAAGAAGCGAAAGAGAAAGCAAAACATATTCACTTTCCTGCTGAAATAACGCAAGATAATTTCCGCGAGGTGAACGAGAAAGATATTGACGACGCACTAAACTTAAATAATGAGTTTGTCGCAGCGCAATACGACATTATTTTTGGTGATGGCACATTCAAAAAAGTTTACAAGAAATACCCCGACATCATCGCTTTAGAAAAGGCGCTTGATCCTGTCGGCGTAGCAATAGCGAAACGTATTGAAGAAATGGAATTCGAAAGAACAAAAGAAGTCGAAAACACCAAAAAAGAATACTTAAGTAAAAAAGCAAGCAAAAAGTAGGTGATTAGATGCGTTTGAATGATGCACTAGTCACTTCTTTCATTTATATGGATAAAGAATACGAGATAGACCTTGCGTTTGATAACGTGCTTGATGTATTTGACGTGACAGAAGATAAAGCGCTCAGAGACTACGAAAAAGCCGAAATATGCCTATCTCTGTTGATTAACGAAGATATTAAAGGATTGTTTGCTATCGAGCTTTGGAATTATGTCTACGAGAACTTTATCGAGTTCAAAGGCAAACAAGTGATCGAAGTTGATTTAAACGGAAATCCAATGCCTAGGCAAGAAGATGATGAAGAACAGCAAAACTACTCTGACCTGTCTCAAGATGCAGGATACATCTATGCATCGTTTAAACAAGCCTACAACATCGATTTATTCGAAGAACAAGGGAAAATGCACTGGCATACGTTTAAATCACTCTTACATGGTTTACCTAGCGATACGATTATGCAACGCGTGATTGGTATTAGAGCGTGGAAACCACAAAAAGGCGAGCCGGCAGAGTATAAAAAAGAAATGGAAAAGTTGCAACGATTTTACGCGTTAGAGGAGGTGGAATAATTGTCAGATGGTTCGATTAAAATTGCGATTGAAGTTGATGGAAAACAAGTCGAAGTTGCATCAAAAAGCTTACGTAATTTAGAAAGCGCTGGACACGGAGCGGGAGATGGTACGAAAGAAGCTGAAAAAGGCGCTAAGGGTGTTGGTAAAGAATCAAGTAAAGCAAGTAGTAACGTCAAAGACTTTGCAATTTCTTTAGGTCTGGTAAAAATAGCATCGGTAGCTTTTAACACGTTAAGAAAAAGCTTAGATTCGGCTATATCGCGTTTTGATACGTTGAATCAGTTTCCAAAAGTATTACAAGCGCTAGGTGTATCAGCAGAGGACGCAGATAAAGCCATGAACGATCTATCTGATGGCATTGACGGGTTGCCAACAAAACTAGATGATATCGCATCAACAGCACAACGTATGTACACCTCTTTTAATGACATGGACAAGGCGACCGAATCAGCCATCGCTTTAAATAATGCGATGTTAGGTTCCGGATCAAGTGCAGAAGATGCGCAACGCGGAACAGAACAATACATTCAAGTTCTCCAAAAAGGGAAGTTTGAGATGGAGGAATGGAAAACTTTACAGGAAACTATGGATGTAGGGCTTGTGAAGATTGCTGAATCATTTGGATATACTGGACGAAGTGCTAAAAACGACTTATACAACGCTTTAAAAGAAGGGTTCATAACGATGGACCAATTTAATGAAAAACTCATCGAAGTTGGTACCGGAACAGGAGCCATGGCGGAATTAGCTAAAGTAAATAGCTTAGGTTTAGCAACGTCAATGAAAAATTTAGGGACAGCAGTTGCTAGAAACGTCACTAATATCATTAAAAAGTTTGATGATATGTCAAAAGAAGTGACTGGTAAAAACATTGCCGAAAATATTGACGGATTGAAAGATGTCGTTAACGCGGCGTTTGAAGCTATAGGAAAAGCTATTGAGTCTGCTACACCATTTGTCAAAGGGTTCGCAAGCGTAATCAAAGACTTAATGCCAGTTGTAAGCGCGCTTACTCCTCTAATTATTGGTTTAATGGCGGCTTATGCAACTTATCAAGTGATCGAAAAAGCGCGTTTAGCCATTGCGGCGCATAGCGCTATTTTAGTCACTGCGGATTTGGCAAGTAAGATGTTAACAATTACGACTAAAACATTAACAACTGCGCAAATAGCACAAACAGGCGCAGTTAAACTCAGTACTTTAGCTGTTGGCGTTATGACAGGCGCCCTTTCTTTATCAGCGGCCGCATCAGCGATAATGACAACTGCGTCTTATGCTTTAGGTGCTGCGATTCAGTTCTTGTTAGGTCCTATCGGATGGGTTATTGCAGGTGTAGGTTTGTTGGTCACTGCAACGATCGCAATCGTCAAGTGGTTCAAACGAACAAGCGCAGAAGCAGAAAGATTAAACGAAGAGACAGAAACGCTAGGTGAATCAACAGATGCATTAAAGGAATCTGTTGATAGTACGTCTGACGCTTATGCGCAAAATCAACGTGATATTAAGTCTACATCACGCGCTAATGAAGAATTAGGACGTAAAATTGATGAATTATCGAGAAAAGAGAACAAGTCAGCGTCAGAAAAAGCGCTGTTACGTTCGTACATCGAAGAATTAAATGGGTCTGTAGACGGATTGAATCTATCATATAACGAAGAAGCAGACGCACTTAATATGTCATCTGAGCAGATGCAAGCAAGATTAGAGTTGATGAAAGAGCAAGAGACAGCTCAAGAAGCACAAAAGAGATTGACGGAAATACTAAAAGAACAACATGATGTTGAACAACAACTAGCTGAAACGAATGAGTTACGACAGGAGTGGAACGAAAAACTTGACGAAGGTTCCGTCAAATCAAAAGAACATAAGAAAGCCATCGAAGAATTAGACGCGCAAGAAAAGGTATTGAAAGATACAAATGTACAGTTAGCTGAACAATATCAAGTTACTGAGGAACAAATGACGGCATCAATGGAAGCTGTTACAGAGATGACCGAGAGCGGTGTAGCTAGTCAGATATTATCGTTTGAAGATTTGTCGGAAGCTCAACAAGAGACAATTGAGAATATGAAAGTAAAGTGGCAGGAGTATAAAGACGCTGCATCGGACATGTTTGATACACTGTCCGATGAAATAACAATAACGGCTGAAGAAATGCGAACTAACTTAGAAGAAAATCAAAGAATTATTGGTGAATGGGCTGACAATATCGCGACATTAGCTGAACGTGGTGTAGATCAAGGACTACTTGACACTTTACGTGAAGCAGGTCCAGAAACCGCAGGAGAAGTTAAAGCTTTGGTAAACGCTTCTGACGAAGAACTAGAAAAGTTAAGCACTGTTTTTGCTGAAGGCGGTCAAGTCGCTACGGACGCGTTAAGCAAATCTTTGGGTGTTGACATAACAGCGGTAGAAAGTTTGGTTGCAGATACAGAACAATCTTTGAGAGAACAAGTTGAAGCTGCTGATTTTACTGGTGTTGGTCAAGACGTCGCAAGTGGACTCGCTAAAGGTATTGAAACAGGTTCAGTTGATGCGGAAAAGGCATCTAAAGATATGGCAGACGATACAGCTAACGCAAGCAAAGAAGCGCTAGACATCAACAGTCCATCCGGAGTATTTAAAGACATAGGTGAAAACAGCGCGGAAGGACTTACGTTAGGTATTAGTAATGGTATTCCCAAAGTCGTAAAATCAGCTAAAAAAATGGCTGAGGACTTACTGAAACCTTACGATAAAACGCAAGCTGATTTTAAGTCAATCGGAATTAATGCGATGAATGGTTTAAATGCGGGTCTTAACGCAGGGAGAAACAGAGTGATGAGAACTGCAAGGAGTATCGCCAATCAAGTAGCTAGCACGATGAAAAGCGCTTTAAGGATTCATTCTCCATCGAGACTAATGCGGGATGATGTCGGTATCGAAATACCTGCAGGAATTGCTGTCGGTATCAAAGATAACGCTAAAACGATTTTTAGTGAGCTTGATAAGCTTACAAGTGGGATTGCAAACTTTGGTACACCGGAATTAGCTTTAGATGTTCGTGGTATGGCTCAATCTGGCACAAGTATAACCAAAGTGTCGAACAGGACTACCTCAGAAAACAATTACAATACAGCTAATATGGCCGAGATGTTTAAAGGTGCTGTTTTTAATGTGCGAAACGATAATGATATCTCGAAAATCGCGAAAGAACTTAATGATTATATCAAAACAGGCGGAAGGAAGTATGGGGTGATAATGCCATGATAACAATTGATGACAAATATAGGCTTGAGGACTTTGGTTTTAATGCTTATCTAAATCACGATCACGAAGCCACGCCTAAGATAATCAGAAAAACATTAGAAATACCCGGAATGCCAGGCGCCTGGAACTTCGGTTCTGAAATCGGACAGCGAGATTTTCAAATTCCTTTGAGAGTGGCTGATGGCGATCCGATAAATCTTCAACAAAAACAAAATAAGTTAATCGCTCTATTATTTGATGAATTCGGCAAACCCAGACCGTTCAAATTAACTTTCGATTATGAACCAGATAAATGCTATACAGTTGAGTTATCTGGCTATATTGCGCCGAATAATGCTGTGAGTTTTTTAAGGAGATTTGGTTTATATTTAACTGCTAGCGATCCGTTTAAATACTCAAATGTTTATGCTGACGAAGTCACCTGGGGAAGTGAAACGATTACCTTTGAATATCATTATTTACTTGGCCACGAATCAACAGGAGGATCGGTAAATATAACTGGTCCACAAACATTAAATATCAGCGTAGAAGGGTTAGCGGTACAACCAATTATCGAGATTGACGGAACGGCAAATAGCCTAACATTGAGTGCAAACGGGCACTCTTTTTCTTTGCCTAACTTTAACAATGAATCATGGTCTGTTGATTTTGAAAAGTTTTTAGTCATTAGAAACGGAAATGAAACAATGTTAGAAATCAATAATTTTTATTTAATGCCAGGCGATAATGATGTTGTAGTCTCCGGCACCAATATTGACATTGATCTAAGAATTAAATTCCGAGATAAGTTTATTTAAGGGGTGATGTAATGACTGAATTAATTAATAGAGATGATAGTCTCAATCAGGGTAGAGTAAAGTTAAATGAGGGTATAAAAGCAAGTGAACGAGCAGAAAACAAGTCGGATGAAGCTTTAGGTAAAGCTAATCAATCTTTATCACAATCAACAAGTACTCAAGAACAACTTAATCAAGTAGTGATCAACGGAGATTCATCAGTTGAAGCAGCACAAGCGCGGGTCGATGCAGAAGGTCAAACTTATCAGACTTTAAAGGAAAGATTAGATGCAAAAGAGACACAGACTACCGCACAGTTGGCACAAAAGGCGAATCAAACAGCCTTAGAAGTTGAGAAGGCACGAATAAACAACTTAACTGCTAACGCTGGTGACGTAACCAACAATGCTGAACTCTTGGATATACGAGTAGGTTATGACGGTATCACGTATACCACGGCAGGCGAAGCAGTAAGACAAACGATTGGCGCTTACATGACATTAGAAAACGAAAGTTGGGTGGTTTAAATGGCTGATAAAATGATGAGAATTGCAGGTCGTGACGCAAACGGTCTTGCTAAAGCGGTTAAAACGGATAATAATGGCAATCTCGGCGTAAGTTTGAAGGGGATTTTTGCATCACTTCACGCCGGGGCTGTTGCTACAGGCGGCGGCAACATTCTCGATGTTTCGGGTATGGCATCGGGTACGTTGCGGGTAACAGGAACATTCGCTGCGACAATGATTTTGCAAGGGCGAATGGAAGCGACTCACACATGGTCGGATTTATCAGTTTTGAACGCCTCCACCAATAAAACAGCAGCAACAGTTACCGCGAGTGGCTTATATCAATTTGATTGTCAAGGGATGAATGAAATTCGATTGGCAATTGCCCAGTACACTTCGGGTAGCATAACTGCGGAAGCAAGTGTAAAACCGTTCGGCTTTTCTTCTTTGACAACTACGATTGCGAATGAAAAACTTCCTATTGAAGTAACTGGGAGTAAAACAGCGAGAGCACACACCAACACAACAACCCCGGGTGAAGGTGTTTCAATCGATACAACAAACATGGGGTCGGGTACGGTTATGATCGTAGGAACTTTTACTGCGTTTATGAAGATGCAAGGAAGAATTGGCACTTCGGCTTTCACAGACATTCCAGTCATTAAAATCAGCACTGGAGAAGTGGTTACCGGATTTATTACTACGCCCGGCGCATACGCCTTTAGTTGCCAAGGATTCACAGCGGTAAGGTTAGGTATTAATGCGATTTCATCTGGTTCAGTTACGGCTGATTTCTTGCTAGAGCCATATGCAACGCAACCAATCACGAAAGAACCTGTTATCACACAACCGGTCGAACTAGTCGGCAATAAAGTGAAGCCTGAACCCGTTTTACCCGTAGCATTCCCTGAGGGCGATTTGGAAATGGTGGATGTCATAGAAATGGACACGGCATACGGTCAAACTATTGGACCAAAAAGCGTCGGCTTTGACGATGGCGTTATTTATGGCGTAGGTGGAGCAGGTAATAAATTAGTCAGAATCAGCAATGGTTTTGCAACAAAGTCAATAACTGACTTAGAATTCGGTTATGACTTCTCGACAAACCCTAGCTTCACCGGCGCGTTGACGTGGATTGAGAAAACGTTCGCGGGCTATGTCGCTGTCGAGACGATTCAAGGAAGTCCGAACACGAGCGCCATTTGGTTCTCGTCGTCCTTCACGTCTGGGTTCACGAAAGTGTTGACACTTGACCGTGGGCGCGTGACCGAATTCAACTTCACGGCGCATCACGGCGGTAAGTACAACACCGTGTTGATGGCGTCAGAATATCCGTCCAACATCAGCAGTCACACGGCAGGACAAGAACCGCGCCTGTTCATGAGTCTTGACGGCGGCGCGACATGGGAATTGATTCGGACGCTCGAACCTCCGGTCGGGACAAACTTCAATAACCACATTCACACGCAAGTGTACGACCCATACGACGCCCGCATCTACTTGTCTAACGGAGACGGCGACAACTCGAAGTTGGCCTATTCGGACGACCTTGGGGCAACGTGGAAGATTGTCCCGTTGTCTTCATACACGGCACTTTACCCATCGCACCACCCGCAACCGACATTGATGATTGCGACACCGAACAAAATCGTCATGTCGCACGACAACGGACTACCGGGTGGAATTTTGTCATTGATTAAAGATAAAAAATACACATCTGTTGGTGGGGAAACCTTTTCTTGGAAGTTTGAGTATGCGGCATACCCACACTTAAGTGGCGCAAGTGGGAAATTTGGATTCACTTATGTACAAAAAGGTAAAGAGTTATATATCGTTATCCCGACCTTCCAAAATCATAAACAAGCACATATTGTGGGCTCGGGTGATGGCGGAAATACTTTCTATAATGTGGGGTCTTTAAACTTAACTAAGTTAGCAAGCAATCAAGAAACCCGACAACTCACAGGCTTTGATAGGAACGGGTTTATGTATTTAACGTTCGGTACTACCAGAATCGCTAAGTATAAACCTGCAAAATGGCTTTATAGCTAATTAACTTAACAAAGTTACTAAAAAATATTACACTTTATCCTTTAGTGTGTTAAGATTACTTCTAAAAAGGATAAGGTGTTGAATATTAGTGAGCATTAAAATAAGTCAAAAGAAAGCTGTGTTTGTCCTTACCAATTTAATAATGGCTGGGATATTTTTTATGCTGTATTGGTTATCTGACGAACAAAATATAAAACAAGTGGCGATTTTCGGAATCTTTCAGTATATTTGGATGTTTGTGAGTTGGTTTAAGGCAACAAAAAATATTATGAACATTTATTTAATCTTCCTGGCCTTATCATTCTTTTTCTATTTAGGGCAACCAATTTTATACCTCTTTAACATTGAGGTTACCAATGTAATGTCAATTAACACCTCTCCGTTTACCATTACTCAAGTTAATACTACACTAAAGTTTTTATTGAGGGCTATGGCATTATTCCATGTAGGTGCATCTTTTACGATAGAAGGAGTACAAGTGAGAAATCCGGTAAAAGTAAATAAGAAGGCGATGGTTGCAATTGGGAAGTTGCTATTTTTAATATCAGCTATACCCGCAATTAACTTCCTCATAAATAGTTTAATTACAACTTTTACTGTCGGGTATGCGAATATCTTTGAAAGTGATTTTGTTCAAGGTGCTGGGGTTGATGGCGGTATCCCAAGGTTAGTAGCGGGTTTTTTTGATAGCTCATTATTGTTACTAATTTTAGGAAATATAGCCAATCCGAAACGGAGAACTTTTTGGATTGGGTTTTCAATTGTTTATTCATTATTAATGGTTATATCAGGCCAAAGAGGATCAAATGTATTATTTCTGATTTCAATTGTCTTGCTTTATCATTTCTCTATTAAACCATTCACTAAAAGACAGTTACTAAAATTTGTATGGATTGGTCTATCAGGAATAGTTTTACTAAGTTTAATCTCTAGTACAAGGAATATGGCTCTATCTAACATAGGATTCGAACAGATTTTAACTGTTATGTCTAATAACAATCTCGCGGTTAATTTATTGGGAGAAATGGGTTTTACTTTAATAGCGTGTACTACAGTGATGGTATTTTCACCTAGTGCAATTCCTTTTAATGGAGGAGCAACTTACATTAATAGTTTGCTTACATTAATACCTAATCTGTTTTGGGACGTTCATCCTGCTGCTCAAGGAGGAGTCGACCAAGTATTTAAGTCGTTTCTTTTTCAGAATAGTGGAATAGGCTCTTCTTTCATTATTGAAGCATATTACAATTTCGGTTACTGGGGGCTTCTTATAATACCTATGTTTGGTTTTATATTTGGTAAAATGTACTTCAGTATTATAAAAGCAAGCAGAGACGAAAACTACTTGAAGCTATTTATGTGGCTATCAATTGCTCCAAACTTACTTTGGTTTGTTAGAAGTGAGACAATAACATTTTGGCGTAATTTCGGCTACTATACAGTAATCCCATTAATAATGGTGGCTTTATATACTGCTTTAGCTAGGAAAATGAACCCTTCCAGAATTAACTCAGTAAATAATATGCAAAATATTGAAAGGTATAACTAGTAGTTGAACCAAACTGCGCGGTAACTAAAAATGGAATAAAGCAGGAATTTAACTCTTCCTTGTCGAATAAAGTAGATAAGGAGGCGTTAAATATGGAATTGTATAAAGAATCAAAATTAGTTGATGAGTCTAACGGTTTTGATGGAGAAACAGTATTCGAATTGGATAACGGTCAAAAGTGGAAACAAGTTGAGTATTATTATAGGTATAGATATAAATATAGACCAAAGGTTCAAATTTTTAGGGATGGCGGTAGATATCTATTAAAGATAGAAGGGATAGACAAGCTTGTTAGGGTTCAGCAAATATAAATTAAGTTATCGGAAATGCGTTCCTTTTAGGGGCGCATTTAATTTATTTAAAACTGAGGTGATAAATTGATACGCACATTAAATTTAAACCGCGAAACAACAGCAATTCTAGAAAACGCATATAACGTTGGATACGAGAAGCAAGTCAACGCAATTTGGCAAGCTTCTTTTTCTTTGCCGTTAAACGATCCTAAAGTTAGAAAAGTTGAGCTACTTAAATACGTTGAAATAACTGATGACAAAGAATATATTGGATTGTTCCGTATCATACCGAAGTTAACAATCAAAAACAATTCAACAAAAGAAGTTCAATTCAAGTGTGAACACGTCTTGGCCACACTATTAGACAAGTCATTGTTTAAGTATCATCAGCGCGCTGGATTTACGACAACCGAAAATATTGATTATCTATTATCAAGACAAAATCATCCGCACTGGAAAAAGGGGGGTGTAGAGTTTACTCGCTATTTTCATTACAACTGGGAAAACGAAAATCTATTATCAGCTATATTCAGTGTTCCGAGGCCGTTCAACGAGTCATATTTATGGGGCTTTGATACACAATCTTATCCCTGGACACTTAACTTAGTCAGACCAGATGACGAGCCTGTATGCCGCATAAAAGAAAGTTATAACCTTATTGGATTGGAGATAGAAGAAAATCCGATGAGTGTATATAACCGTATCTATCCGCTTGGCGCCGGGGAAGGGGTCAATCAATTAACGATTGAATCCATCAACGATGGTGTGCCCTATTTAGAAGATATAAAACCAGGCGAAGAGGTTAAAGAATATGTTTGGGTAGACCAACGCTTTACGGACGTCGAATCATTAAAATCTAGCGCTCAAGCGTTACTTGATAAGTTCAAAAAGCCAATCGTAACATGGAAAGTTTCGGCTGCGGACGTTTCAAAAATTACGGGCTTATCTATTGATAAATTTAAACTCGGAAAAGTTGTGCGATTACAATTAGATGATTATCCAACAATTGATATGCGCATTATGTCAGTGAGTAAGCCAGACATTAAAGGCGATCCAGGAAACGTCATTTTAGAGATCGGCAATGTTGTTGAAGATTTAGCAACAACTCAAGCTGACTTAGAGCGTAGACAACAAATCAATGAGTTGTACTCTCAAGGCGCTACGAACATTATGAACTTTAGTTATCAAGACAATTGTGATAATGATATACCTGCGCTAATCCCGTTTTATATTGATGACGATGTTGTCAACATCAACACAGTTGAGTTGACCTTCAGAACAAAGAATTTCAGGACTTACTCACGTGCTACTGAGGGTGGTGGGGCAACTGTCAAATCGACATCAAGCGGCGGCGGAACAAGCACATCAACGTCAAGCGGTGGCGGAACAAGCAAGTCGACTTCTAGCGGTGGTGGCACAAGCAAGTCAACGTCAAGTGGTGGTGGTAGTGTGCAAAGTAGTGGGTTAGCTAACGGTTGGGAAACGACGTTAATCCCTTATACAACAGGCGATGATATTCCTTATTTTGACTCACCACATAAACACGGTGTAACGATTGATCTTGCTGATTTTCAACATCATCATACAACAGACTTACCCGCGCATACGCACGATTTTGACGTACCTAACCACACACACGATTTCAATGTTCCGAGCCATACACACGATTTTACAACACCTAACCACACACATGATATTGAGCTACCAGATCACACGCACAATGTAGCACATGAGATTGTCGAACTAAACACATTGCCTAATAATGTGCAAATTAAAGTGGATGGTAACATCGTTCCACACTCAAGCACTAGTGGTAATCGCATTAACTTAGTTGATTACCTATCGAAAAGCGCAAATGGTAGAGTGACAAGAGGAAGGCACGAAGTGGAAATATTGCCGAATGGCTTGGCCAGAATCGAAGCTGATTTAATTTTGAGAGTATTTATTCAATCTCAGTTAGGAGGTAATTATTAATGGAAAACGAATTAATAAAACTGCAAGTATCAACTCATTCTGGCGACACCGACATTGTCGAAGTAGAAACATACGACGCTGATCTAATAGCTGAAAAACTTAATAGTTTTGACATGCAGGCTATGGCGATTGGAGATAACGTTTACAGCAGAATTGATATTAAGAACATTAAAAAGATTATTACTGAAGAATAAAAAATAAGCATCTCATTCGAGGTGCTTTTTATTATGTAAAAAAACTAAAGGAGCGAGACGATGGAAATGATTATAAACAGCGGTAAAGCAGTGACAGGAGTTATATCAATTGGTTTTAGTTACTTATTTGGAGGGTGGTCAGCCTTGTTAGTTACATTAATTGCATTTGTATTTTTTGACTATGTAACAGGGTTGATGGCGGCAGGTTACAAAGGTAAATTAAATAGCAGAGTTGGACTTTACGGGATTGCTCGTAAGGTCCTTATTTTTGGTCTTGTGGCTATCGCTGGTCTTGTTGATCACGTGATTGCTGAGCAACTAGGTAATGCTTTTGCGATTGGTGAGTTTAATTTATCAGTAGCAACAGCGACAATCTTATTTTACTTAGTTAACGAGTTTATTAGTATTACGGAAAATTTAGGGAAGTTAGATGTTTATGTACCACCAGCATTGAAGAAGGCAATTGCATTATTTGACGATTCATTTAATAAAGGAGACGAGTAAAAATGAATATTATCGATCGTAAATTATCATTTGGTAGCTTAGTGCCATTAAATAAAAGTAGAGTGAGTAAGATTGTTGTGCATCACATGGCGCACAGTACATGGAGATTAGAAGATGTCCACAACTTCCACAAAAACACACGTGGTTGGTCTGGTATCGGCTATAACTTCTGGATTGACAAGCAAGGTAATGTGTTTATAGGTAGGGGTTTTAATCAAGGTGCGCACGTATTAAATCACAATAGCACGACTGTAGGTATTGGTTTCCAAGGTGATTTTACCAAAGATAAAATGCCAGATGCGCAAGTTTTAGCAGGTCAGCAGATTATTGACTACGTTAATAACTGGGCAGGAAAAAAACTCGAGGTTGTTGGTCACAATGAATTACAAGCGACAGCATGCCCTGGTAAGAATTTTAGAATGTCAGAAGTAAAACAACCTTTAAAAAATATGCAAGTTACGGGTGACTACACCGTTAAAACAGGCGACACACTCTATTCTATTGCAAAAGAATTAAACACGACTGTAGACGATTTAATCACGTTAAACAACATCAAGACACCTAACTTAATCAAGCCAGGTCAAAAACTAAAAACGAAAGTTGTTGCTAGTAAACCCGCAGTAAAAACATTAGACAAGGTTGCAAAAGAAGTTATCGATGGTAAATGGGGTAATGGTAGCGATCGATTTAATCGTTTAAATAAGGCTGGTTACAATGCTGATCAAGTGCAATCGAGAGTTAATATGTTGTTAACAAAACCTAAGCCGAAAAAGACAGTGTCTCAAATGGCTCAAGAGGTAATCGAGGGCAAGCACGGAGTAGGCCATGAAAATCGTCGTAAATCGCTCGGAATTAGTTCGTCAGAGTACGCTAAAGTACGCGCTGAAGTTAATAAGAGAGTATAGAGTTAAAGCCCTTCACTTAGCGTGAGGGGCTTTTTTATTTATTCCTATTTCTTTACGCTAGACTTTATGCTAGACTTTCGCTATACAAGATTGTTTATGTTAGACCGCAAATAAATTAAAACGTTGATTTATCGGGGTATTAAGTCAATAAAAACCAATAAAAACAACCACTTTTAACCTTGACAGGGTGGGGGTCGCTGGTTCGAGCCCAGTCGAAGTCACTACCAAGA